AGTTCTTGACAAATGGTTCAAAATAGAGTATAATATGTTCTTATATGACTGGAAAAAGATTGTAGATACAGCGGAGGGTTCTCCAATTCTTGTCTACAGTATTTTTAAAATGCTTGTTATGAAGGAAATACCTACAAACAAGTACGACAAAATCTACAAATACGTAGACCTCTCATTTGCGGGGGATTCTTTCCTCGTTAATCCTGAACAGCTTGTGTTCGAGTCATATAAATACAGCTACCGTGAGATTGCCCAGTATCTTGCGCTAGCTTCTATACGTCCGATTTCGGAGTATTATGCTACTGGGAAAACGTCGCTTGACCAAAGACTCGTAGAGTTTGAGGAAGAGCTTTATGAAGAAAATAGTCTACTTCGTATAGAAGATGGAGAAATCTATTTTATATATGAAGAAGTCCCAGAACAGGAGAAATTACACTAATGGCATTATCATTTAACAAATCAGCGGGTGGCGCTAAAAAATCATCAATCACTTCTTACCAGTACCGTGACGGAGACAACGAAGTACGTCTTGTAGGCGACCTTCTTGCTCGCTACGTTTACTGGCTCGAAGGCAAAAACGGCAAGCAGATTCCTTTCGAGTGTCTGTCTTTTGACCGTGATGAAGAGCGTTTCAACAACAAAGAAAAAGACTGGGTACGTGAGTACTATCCTGATCTCAAGTGTGGCTGGAGCTACGCTATGCAGTGCATTTCAGGGGGTGAAGTCAAAATCATCAACCTGAAGAAGAAGCTCTTTGAAGCTATTCTGACTGCAGCAGAAGATTTGGGTGATCCTACCGACCCAGAGACTGGCTGGGACGTCAAGTTCAAGCGAGTCAAGACTGGCCCTCTTCCCTACAATGTAGAGTACCAGTTACAAGTCTTGAAGTGCAAGCAGCGTTCACTTGATGAAACTGAAATGGCACTCATTGACGGTCTGAAGTCTATGGACGACGTAATGCCTCGCCCAACTCCAGACGCACAGAAGGCTCTTCTTGACGAGATTCGTGAAGATGCAGCCGGTGATATCGACGAAACACTAGAAGATGAGTTCAATTTGTCATGATTCTATTTACGGCAGACTGGCATATTAAGTTAGGTCAGAAAAACGTACCACGTGAGTGGGCAACAAATCGCTACCATATGTTCTTCGAGCAAGTACACAGTCTCGAGAAGCAATGTAATATGCACGTTATTGGTGGCGACCTGTTTGACCGTCTGCCGAGTATGGAAGAGTTGGAACTGTACTTTACGTTTATTCGTAAGGTACAGATTCCGACACTAATTTACGACGGTAATCACGAAGCTACAAAGAAAAACAAAACATTCTTTACGCAACTAAAGCAAGTAACACGAGATATCAATCCGCTAGTAAAAGTAGTGGATATGTCATACTACGATAACGATTTTGGGTTTGGCGTTTTACCCTATGCCGATTTGCATCGAAAAAACGCCATTGAATTGTTTGACCCGAAGAAACCATTATTTACACACGTTCGCGGTGAAATACCTCCACACGTCAAGCCAGAGGTGGACTTAGACAGATTTGAGGACTTTCCCGTTGTGTTTGCAGGCGATCTTCACGCTCATAGCAATACTCAACGTAATATCGTATACCCAGGCAGCCCTATGACAACTTCGTTTCATCGAAACGAGGTACAGACTGGCTATCTCTTGATAAATCCACAGGACTGGTCATGGATGTGGGATGCTTTTGACTTACCACAACTTATTCGCAAGACAGTATCAGACCCAGCAGAGATGGTACCTACTGAATGGCACCACACTATCTACGAGATAGAAGGGGATATACAGGAGCTTGCCGAAATAAAGAACAGCGAGTTACTTGACAAGAAAGTAGTAAAAAAATCGTCAGAAGCTACGTTAGAATTAGCAAAAGACATGAGTATGCAGGAAGAGTTAGTAGAGTACCTAATGTATATTTTAGAACTTCCTGAAAGTAAAATTCCGAACATAGTAGGATTATTCAATGATTACGCTGGAAAAATTGACATGGAGTAATTGTTTTAGTTACGGCCCTGATAATGTTCTGGACCTTAGCGACAACAGCGTTACACAAGTTCTTGGTACTAACGGCATGGGTAAATCATCCATCCCTCTGATTATTGAAGAAGCACTGTATAACAAGAACTCTAAAGGAATCAAAAAAGCAGATATACCGAATCGCTATCTAAATGATGGATACAGTATTCATCTTGAGTTTACAAAGGATCAAAGCCGATATGACGTTATCATCAATCGCAAGTCGAGTATCAAGCTCAAGTTGTTGGAGAATGGAGAAGATATTAGTTCGCATACAGCGACCAATACATACAAAACACTCCAAGATATTATTGGAATTGATTTCAAAACCTTCTCCCAGTTGGTATATCAGAACACAAATAGTAGTTTGCAGTTTCTTACTGCAACGGATACGAACCGTAAGAAGTTTCTTATCGAACTACTACATTTAGATAACTATGTAAAGTTATTTGATTTATTCAAGGAAGAAGCAAGAAAAGCATCCTTGAGTTTGACCTCAATTGAATCCAAAACAGCAACGATAGAAAAATGGTTGCATGATAACAAATTGAGCGATACAAACATACTGCCAACGTCTGAAATTTCTATTGACACGTTAAGTGACGAACAAGAACTCGCTACTCTTATGATTGAAATTGAAAATATTTCTGAGAAAAATAAAAAGATTTCTCAGAATAATACTTATAAAAGTATGCTGGCTAAGATAGATATACAAGCAGCACAAAACTGCAAAATTACCGCAAAAGAGTCATATGACTCACTGCAGTCAGAAGTTGGTAAAGTTGAACAAGCGGCGGCGGGGTCGCAACGGCTTTTACAAAAGCTAGGAAAACTTGGAGATCATTGTCCCACTTGCGAGCAGAGTGTGGATGAGAGTTTTATAAAGAATCTTATATATGAGGAGCAAGAAAAGCTATCAGAAGCTGAGGCACAGAAAAATGAAATTGAGCGAAGAATATCAAAAATTAAACGAAACAATGCAGAGTTCGAATCTGCACGAAAAGTTCAGCGCGACTGGGAAGATTTATTTCGAAGTATTGACGAAAGCCTACCGTCAGAGCTCTTGGATCCTGCGGAGCTTAGGTCACGGGCTGACGGAATCCAGAAAAGAATATCGGATGCTAAAGAACGGATGGTACGAATCGCACGAGAAAATGAAGCAATCGCTAAACGAAACACCCGAATCCAAGTAATTCTGGAGCAAACAGAAGAGTTTGAATCTGAGTTATTTGAGCTAAACGAACTTCTTGATTTAGAGAAAGAAGTTGCAAGTAATTTGGAAGTTTTGAAGAAAGCCTTTAGCACAAACGGCTTACTCGCGTACAAGATAGAAAATTTAGTAAAAGAACTCGAGGTTCTTACAAACCACTATCTTGCAGAGTTATCCGATGGTCGCTTTACACTGGAGTTTGTAGTTACAAATGATAAGCTCAATGTTCAGATCACTGATAATGGTAATATTGTGGATATTCTTGCTCTCTCTAGTGGAGAGTTAGCAAGAGTCAATACTGCAACGCTCATCGCAATACGAAAATTGATGAGCAGTATATCAAAGTCAAGAATCAATATACTCTTTCTTGATGAGGTAATCAACGTACTAGACGATGCAGGACGCGAGAAGCTAGTAGAAGTTTTATTAGGAGAAGACTTGAATACTTATGTGGTAAGTCATGGATGGACACACCCGTTGCTTGAAAAAGTAGAAGTAGTAAAGTCAGGCAATGTAAGCAAACTGGAGCGATAATGGGACACGTAAGACGTATGCAACATAGTCGTCGTCGACAGATTTGGGAAATGACCAAGGAGAAATGGAATGAAGAAAATGATAGCAGACAGCATGATGAGCTATCTAACCGGGAAGGTGAAGTATCACCAAGCGAATGTGAAGGTGTATCTGAACAGCCCTGTGGGTATTGGGGAACATCCGGACATACTAGCAGCGATTGAGGAAGAGTTAGCAAAAGCCGCAGAGTACCAAGAAAAATTAGACCAGCTTGGTGAAATATTGATGGGAAGTGATTGATGGTTGATAGCAGGGCAAAAGGCGCTAGGGGTGAGTATCTTGTAAGAGATCTATTGCGCCAAGCCACGGGACATCAGTTTGAGAGAGTGCCCAGTTCGGGTGCTCTTGAATACTTGAAAGGAGACTTGTATGTTCCGCACGCTGCAAATAGGTTCTGTATAGAAGTCAAAAACTATGAGAATAGTCCTCTATCAGACAAAGTATTTACAGCTCCTAGAACCAATAATCTAATAAAATGGTGGAAGAAGTTAGAACAGCAAGCAGAAGGCGGAAACCAGGAGCCTTTATTGTTTTTCAAATACAATCGGTCAGAAGTATTTGTTGTTACTAATATTCTTCCAAAAAACACAGACCACTGGTTACGTATCGAGTGGTTAGACTGCTATGTGCTTCTTGCGAAGACATGGCTGGAAGAAGAAAAGGTAGAGTTTATCAATGGCATTTAATCTTACAGATAAAATTGTAAATGATACAAATTCTACTCTAGTTGTCGATGCGTTGAATCTCGCATTTCGATGGAAACACCAAGGACGCACTGATTTTCGTTACGAGTATCAGAGCACAGTAAAAAGTTTAGCGAAGTCATATGATTGTAGAGATATTATTATTACTGCTGATTGGGGGTCTTCTACTTACCGTAAGGAGATCTCGCCAGACTATAAGCAGAATCGAAAAGACAAATTTGCCGAACAAAGCGAAGCAGAAAGAATTGCATTCGAAGAGTTCTTCGAAGAGTTTGAAGCAGCGCTCGACGTACTCGAGGAAGACTACCCAGTCCTCCGATATCGAGGAGTTGAAGCGGATGATGTCGCGGCGCACTTGGTAAAACACAAAGATAAGTATAACTTAGAGTATATTTGGCTCATTTCGAGCGATCGTGACTGGGATCTGTTGATCCAAGAAAAAGTAGGCCGCTTCTCCTATGTCACAAGAAAAGAAGTACGTTTGGATAATTGGAATGAACATTACGAAATCGCACCAGAAGAATATATCTCAATGAAGTGTCTTACTGGCGATAAAGGTGATAATGTTCCAGGTATTCCTGGTATCGGCCCAAAACGAGCAGTACAGCTTATACGGGACTATGGAGATGCGATGGATA